GTTACCGTAGGATCAAATGGAAAAGTAAATTCTGTTGATGGCACCAATGGAGGATTAAATTATACTAGAGGATCTGTTCAATTTTATCCAAGTGCTCCAGCAAATGAATCTGGGGGGGCTTTAACCTCGATTGGTTTAAATGCTGTGGGATCTGCCTCAACATCAATTGCTACTTTTGATGTTATTATACCACCAACTGGAGGTCATGGAGCAGACATTTATAAAGAACTTGGTGCATATAGAGTTCTTGTTTACTCTAGATACGAAAATAGTGGAAGTAATCCAGATTTTATCGTTGGTAACGATTTTGCTAGAGTGGGTATTATTAAAAATCCTACAACTTATGGAAGTAAAACTCAAGTATTATCAGTTTCTCAAGCAAGTGCTTTAGGGGCAATTAAGTTAGAAAATCCAACACTAGGATCTTACACTGCAGATAGTGTAATTACTCAAGTTATTGGAATTGGATCAACTGCTGCAGGAAAGGTGGCATCTTATGATAATACTACAGGAGTTCTTAAATATTATCAACCAGTTGGGCTTGCTGGAAGTTCATTTAATTACAAACTTTGGCCGTTAAAAAGAAATAGTGAACTTGCTACTGGAGGATCATTATCAATTTTAGGAGCAAGTTCTGGGTCAAATTTGACAGTGCAAACTACATTTGGAACTGCTGGAAACCCAGGAGTGACTACTACTTCGGGAAATAGAATTATCAATCTTGACCAAAATTTTGTAGAAGGAATTGCAAATCCAGAAATTGAAAAGTACTCGGGAGAAATCATCTATATAGATAATAGGGCAGCAATTCCTAGGTCTATCACTCAAAAAGAAGACATCAAAATCGTACTAGAGTTCTAATAATATGCCACAAAATACCAACCTCAATGTTATTCCATATAATGATGATTTTGAAGAAGACAAAAATTATCATAGAGTTCTATTCAAACCAGGAACTGCGATTCAAGCAAGAGAATTAACCACTCTTCAAACAATTTTACAAAATCAAATAGAAAAATTTGGTTCCTATGTGTTTAAAGAGGGTGCAAAGGTTATTCCTGGGCAGACTGGACTTGACTTCAAATATAATTCTGTTCAGATAGATGCAACATTTTTTGGTATCTCAGTAAATTCATATACCAATAAATTAATTAATAAGACTATAGTTGGAGAAACTTCTGGAGTCAAGGCATTAGTTGTTAATACATTAACCGATCAAGAATCTGAAAGAGGAAACAATACACTTTATATAAGATATCTTTCTTCATCAAATACCGATTTTGAAACTAGTAAATTTATTGATGGGGAAAGATTACTAGTAGAAGAAGATCTTGAATATGGATTGAGTGTAATTAAATCAGGAAATCCTTTTGCGACTTGTATTTCTGAAAATTCAACATCCGTAGGATCAGCAGCATTTATTGAAGAAGGTATTTATTTCATTAGAGGCTTTTTTGCAAAAGTTTTATCACAGACTTTAATATTAGATCAATATAATAATTTACCAAGTTATAGAATTGGATTACTAATTAGTGAAGAAATTGTAACATCTTTTGATGACTCAACATTAAATGACAATTCTCAAGGATTTTCTAATTTTGCTGCCCCTGGAGCAGATAGATTTAAATTAAGCACAACATTAATTAAAAAACCATTAGATCAATTCAATGATGAAGACTTCATTGAATTGATGCGAGTTGAAAATGGTGCAACTGCAGATTTTGTAAATACCAGCAATTTAAATCTCCTACAAGATGAACTTGCAAGAAGAACTTATGATGAATCAGGTGATTATTATATCAAACCATTTGAAATATTTGCAAGAGAATCATTAAATGACAGAGTTTCAAATTCCGGCATTTACTTTGAAAATCAAAAAACTGCACAAGGAAATACCCCATCCGAAGATTTATTCACACTTCAAATTTCTCCAGGAAAAGCATATGTGAAGGGATATGAAATTGAAAAACCATCTTCTACATTTTTAGATATTCGTAAACCAGAAACTTCTAATACTGTAGATACTTATTCGTTACCAATTAATTTTGGAAATAGAATGACGCTGGATAATGTTTCTGGATCTCCTATTGTTGGATTTGGAACAACTACATTTTTAAGTCTAAGAAGTCAAAGAATTGGGGCAAATAAATTAGTTGCACCTGGGGAGGAAATTGGTAGAGCACGGTGTTATGATTTTAAATTAAAAGACGCAGCATATGCAAATCAAACAAGTAAATTTGAAGCATTTTTATATGACATTGATACCTTCACAAAAGTTTCAATTGCGAGTAGCATAACATTAAGTGTCCCGGCATTGATTGAGGGTAACAGTAGTGGTTCTAAAGGATATCTTACTGCATCAATTGTAAATAGTAATATTTTAACATTAAATTCTGGTAGTGGAACTTTTATTGTTGGAGAATCAATTTCTGTAAATGGTATTAGTTCATCACCAACTATTAGTAGTGTAACTGATAGCACTTTATTTGATATTAAATCTTTATATTCTAGCGTAGGTGTAACCACGTTTAGTGGTGATTTAGATCTTTCGATTCAAGATGATATTTCAGATCTGCCTCTAACTATTAGTGCTGCTTCTGCTGGAGTATGTACAATCACGGGGTTAATTACCAGAAAAATTGGAGCTTCCTTATTTGTAAATGATATCTTAGCATATACTAGAAGTGGATTTTCTACAATAACTTACAATAGAGTTACCTCAATTGGACAAAATTTAAATACAGTTACCATAGTTGGGGTGACTACAGTTTCTGATGTATGTGATGGGGGATTGCCTTCTACCGAAACTCTTAGTGGTGGTATTAGAGTTGTTTTACCAGAACTTGAAGATTCGGACAAGGCATCATTTTTCCAAGCAATGCCTCATTCAAATATAAGTAATATAAACTTAGATAACACCCAATTAGTTTTTAGAAAAACTTATCCAATAGTTGTAAGTTCAAGTGGAGCAGTTATCATTGAATCAGATGTAGATTCTGTATTTGAACCATTTGATGAAGAAAGGTATTTAGTTACATACTCTAATGGTACGGTAGAGCCATTATCCAGAGGAAAATTAATATTTTCCCAGGATGCAAAAACAATAATACTTTCTCAATTAAGTGTCTCAGCTGATGCAAATGCTCGTTTTACTGGAACTTTAAGAAAAATTAAAGTTAATGCAAAATCTAAGGTTTTAACTAGATGCGCTAAACTTACAATAAACAAATCTAATAATCCTGCATCAGGATCCACTGGAAATACATCTCTAAATGATGGTTTAACTTATGGTTCAATTTATGGAACTAGAGTTCAAGATAGAGAAATTTCTTTAAACAAAGCCGAAGTTTTAAGAATTCACGCTATTTTTGAATCTGATGATAATAACATTCCAACAATTCCAACTTTAATATTATCCAATATAGTTGGAAACCTTTTAGAAGTTCCATCTGGTGATGAATTTATTGGAGAGTCCTCTGGTGCTGCTGGAAGAGTGGTATCATCGACTTCCACAACATTGGAATTTGTATATCAAAACGAAAGAGAATTTCAATTAAATGAAAGATTTACTTGTAAATTATCTCAAGTAAGTGCAACTATTACTAATATTAATCCAGGTGATAAAAAAATTAACGCTAACTTTTCACTCGATAGTGGGGAAAGATTAGAATACTTAGATTTTGGTAGAATTATAAGAAAATCTGAATTTTCCGCACCATCAAGACAAATTACAGTAATTTTTGATTTTTACAGCACTCCAACAGCAGATGATGGAGAATTCTTTTGTTACTTAAGTTGGCCACCAAGAGTGGTTAATGATAGTATTGATTTACCTAGAATTGATTACGATACTCTTAGACATTCAGATGTAATAGATTTAAGACCTAGAGTATCTGATTATAATATTAACAGTGGTTTTGCTCCATTTGAATTTGTATCAAGAATATTTCCAAATGATGGGTCATCAGTTACTACAAATGTAGTTATAGATGAATCTCTTGTCTTAGGTTATTCTTATCGTCTTCCAAGAATTGATAAAATTATATTGACAAAAAATGGTTTTTTTGAATCAGTTTCCGGCGAACCTGCAGAAAATCCAGTTGCTCCAATTTTGACAAGTGACGCCTTTGAAGTTGCAACTGTTACAATTCCTCCATATTCATACAATTCTCAAAGTGATTTAATTATTTCATTTACAAAGCACAAAAGATATCAAATGAAAGATATTAGTGTTCTGGAAAATCGTATTAAAAACATTGAGTACTATACTCAATTAAGTTTGCTTGAATTGGATACTCAAACTCTTTCAATTAAGGATCCAGTAACTGGATTAGATAGATTTAAAAATGGCATTTTTATAGATAATTTTACATCTCACGGTGCCCATAATTTAGCAAGTCCTGATTTTAAAGCTAGCATTGACGCCGAAGATGGTAATATGCGCCCATCTCATTATACTACATCATTAGATCTTTTACTTGGATCTGCCTCTGCCATTGGAATTGGGACAACTGCAAATGTTGCAGCAGATCTTAGATTTGTAACAGATTTAGGAAATGCAAATATTCAAAGAACAGGAGATTTGATTAGTCTTAAGTATACTGAAATTCCTTTAATTGAACAAAGGTTTGCGTCAGGAGTTGTAAATGTAAATCCATTCGCTGTGATAACTTGGATTAGTAACATTGTATTAAATCCTGAAACTGATACTTGGATTGAAGAATCCATGCTCGAACCACAAAGAGTGGAAGAGCGTGGTAATTATGATGCATTTCTTACTTTATATCAAGCAGATCCAAACACAGGGCTTTCTCCTATTGATTGGAAAGCCTGGCAAACTGTATGGACTGGCAAAACAGTAAAACCTGGAGGTAAACCTCAAAAGGGAACAGTTGTTACAAATACAATTATACAGAATAGCTATATTAGTGGAGGCGGTAGACATAGTAGAAGATCCAGAACGACCACATTTAGAGACACCTCTGTTGAAACATACCTTGCAGAATATGATGTAAAACAACAACAGAATAGGGCGGGTATTCAATATAAAATTACACCAAGAATTGATATAACCGAAATTGAAGCAAAATTTGTAAGTAGAGAAGTGATTCCTTATTGTAGGGAAAGAAATATTGAATTCATTGCGAAATCAGTTAAACCGTCAACTCAAATGTACGTTTTCTTTGAAAATGTAGATATGACTCAATATTGTATCCCGAAACTTTTAGAAGTTACTATGAATAGTGGTGTATTTTTAGGTGGAGAAAAAATTAAATCTCTCACAACAACAGTCAATACGTCAGCTTCCTTCGAACAGTTCACTGCAAGACTTGCGGTGGCAAATCACAAGTATGGTCCATACAATGCACCAACTACAGAATATCTACTAAATCCTTATAACACACTTCAAGAAATGAGTCTTGGTTATTCTGCAACTTCTACTATATTGAATATTGATACTGCTAGTCTATCAGATATGGCAACTGGGGCATTTAAAGGTAGAGTTAGAGTTGGAACAAGACTGAAGGGAGAAACTAGTGGCGCAGAAGCCACTGTTAATAATTTACGATTGATATCTGATACATCTGCAACTTTGATTGGTTCTTTATACATACCAAATCCAAAATTTGTAACAAATCCACAATTTACAAGTGGAATTAAGAATTTTAGACTTACAAATAGTTCTACAAATTCTACAATATCGGGAACAGTAGAAAGTGCTGGAGAACATAAATTTACTTCTAGTGGGATTTTATCTATAAAACAAGGATCTATTATTTCCACAAGAAATGCTGATGTTCAAACATTAAATCTATCAGAATCTAGAATTGTAAACGGGGTAGAACAGGGAGTTGCAACTAAAACAACACTTAATTTTAGAGTGGAGAGGGAATGGATTGACCCTCTTGCAGAATCAGTACTAATTCCTAAAGGTGAAGATTGTTTTGTGACATCAATTGATGTATTCTTCCAATCAAAAGATCTGGCAATTCCCGTTACATGCCAAATTAGAACAATGATTGCCGGATACCCAACAACTACAATTGTTCCTATGGCTGAAGTTACTCTAGAGCCATCACAGGTTAATGTTTCTAGTAATGGAACTGCGGCAACTAAATTTACTTTCAGATCTCCAATCTTTTTACAGGGAGGCACTGAATACGCAATAGTATTATTATCTATGTCAAATAGTTATAATGCTTGGATTTCTCAAATGGGTAAAGTTGATATTAGTACTGTTGGGTTAGGTGTGGATCGACAAGTAGTTATATCCCAGCAACCATATATGGGATCACTATTTAAATCTCAAAATGGATCAACTTGGGACGCAAGTCAATATGAAGATCTCAAATTCGTCATGCACAGAGCACAATTTGTAACGGATGCTGGAGTTTTTACTGCATATAATCCAGTCTTAACCGAAGGTAATGGTAACATTGTTACGTTAAGACCAAATCCAATATTTACTCCTTCAAATGAAATTGTAGTTGGTCTTGGAAGCACTGTTCCCTCCACATTCCTAAATGCGGGGGTAACAATTACCCAAATCAACAATACAAATGCTACAGCAAAATTAGTAAAAACTTCAGGAATAATTGGTATTGGAAGTATAACAATATCTACTCCTAATTTAACGGTAAATAATGTTGGATCTGGAATTACCCCATCTACAGGAAATTTCTATTACGAAAATGTCAGTTTAAATGCAGTTACTGGAAATGGATCTGGTGGACTTGCATTAGTAGAAGTAATCGCAGGTAATATTGGTATAGTTACTGTTACTAATGGGGGTGGAGGCTATTCTGTTGGAGATGTAGTATCCGCACAACTCGGAGCAACAAGTCAAAATGTTAGATTTAATGTTGGTGTAATAACTTCTATTAATCAACTTGTGTTGAACCAAGTTCAAGGAACATTTAATACTTTGGACAATTTAGCATTTAATAATGTTGGTGTAGCATCCACACTTCCAGCAATTCCAACCACAATCAGTTCATCTGGAACTGGAGATGGGCAACACATGATAATTTCGCATAGAAATCATGGAATGCATTCAGCCAGTAACCAAGTTATTATTTCTTCTTTAGATAGTGATTATCCGGCGACTACTTTAAGTGCAGAGTACTCAAATACTTCTACTACAAATATTCCGTTAACATCGATATCAATACTTACAAATTTTGAAAACGTCGGCGTATCTTCAACTAATCCTGGGTATATTGTTATAAACGATGAAATCATTTCATATCAAGGCGTTAGTGGAAATAGTCTCACCGGAATTACTAGAGCAATTGACAACACTTTAGTTAAAACACACTCGGTAAATTCCTCAGTTAACAAATATGAATTCAATGGGATTTCTTTAAGAAGAATTAATAAAACTCATAATCTTTCATCTGCAACAATATCAGATCCAATATCATTAGACACTTATGCAATAAAAATTGATAGAGCTTCCAATGGTGTAGATAGAAGTACTGGTAATTCTGGAGGATTTCAACCACTATCATTTAATATCACTAAAAGTGGAGGTGGATTTGTTGCTAAAGCAACTCAAAATATACAGTTTGAAGCCTTAACTCCGAATATTGCTAGATTAACTCCAGAAGGAACATTTCTTGTTGCAAGAGCCAGAACTACTACTGGTACTAGTGTTAATGGTACAGAGGTTTCATTTACTGATTACGGATTTAATCCAATAACACTTGATGATATTAATTATTATGAACAACCTATGATAATAGCTTCTCAAGTAAATGAAACTGCCAGATTATCTACATTACCTGGAAATAAATCATTTGCACTAGAGTGTGTATTCAATACTGATAATGATCGCCTTTCCCCAATTATTGATTTGCAACGATTGAATATTATTACTACTTCCAATAGAATTGATAAGCCAATTTCAAATTATGTAACTGATCGTCGTGTAAATGTTTCTTTGGGCGATCCTCATGCTGCAGTATATGTTTCTAAAAGAGTTTCCCTTGCCACACCAGCATCTTCATTACAAGTTAGATTTGATGCATTCCGAGATTCTACAAATGAAATAAGAGTATTCTATAGATTATTTAGATCAGATTTGCCTGATGCAGATCAAACATATTCTCCATTCCCAGGGTATGATAACTTAAGAAAGTCTGGATCTACAGACAATACTGCATACACTATAATTGACCTAGCAAATAATAGTGGGCTTCCTAATGATGATGTCAAAGCATCTGTTCCTGGCGGTGAAGGTGAATTTTTAGAATACTTATATTCTCAAGATAACTTACCCCCATTCAGTGGGTTTATGATTAAAATTGTTATGAACGGAACTAATCAAGCATTTGTTCCAAAAATTAGAGACTTAAGAGCAATTGCATTAGCATAATGATAAATTTAATTCAAGTCGAAGGGCATTCTTCATTGTCTAGGGATAATTATTCAAAAGCTGTAATTAACACAAATTATAACGAATACAATGAGTATATGACACATAAAGAAAGAAAACTACAAGAGAGACAAGAAATTGAAAATTTAAAATCTGATGTGAGTGAAATTAAAGATATGATGAAATTGATACTTGAAAAACTATAAATACTTGTATAGATATTATTATCACTAATGTCAGCAAGAGTAGTTAACATAGCAATTGAGCAAGGTTCAACCTTTAATACTACATATATTCTTGAGGATGCAACCACAAATTCAGTAAAAAATCTTGCTGGATTTTCTGCTCAAGCAAAATTAGCAAAACACCCAGCAAGTTCTACTAAAGTTAATTTTACTACTTCAATTGTTTCTGCAATAGGACAAGTTGGAATTGCTTTAACTGCGGGAGTAACTTCAGCATTAAAACCTGGAAGGTATGTTTATGATGTATTATTAACAGATAGTAGTAGCGTAAAAACTAGAGTTGTTGAAGGAACTGCTCTTGTAACTGCTGGAGTTTGTACCTAATGTCAAATAATATAAATGTAAAGGTTGGAAATCAAAATAATATAAGGGTAGCAGTTGGAAACCAAAGTGCTACTAAAGTTGTAGCGAGTAATATGAGTGCTACATCATCAAATTCAATTTCTGGTGTAGTTGTAGATTTAACTGGAATACAAGACAATTTTGTATTACAATATGATGCAAGTAATAACAAAATAATTGCAGTAGACCCAGATCAAATTTTACAAGACGCTGTTCCTGGAGGAATTCCAGCAGACTTTATTAATGTATTAGATAGTGATCCAAATAGAACTGATAATGTTGATTTTGATGGCGGGGCGTTTTAATAAATACTAAATATATTATAGATCAATTTAAAAAAAATAAATGGCAAATCCTACCTTAAGGTTTAAAAGGGGTCCTCAATCTGCGTTTGCATCTGTAGGACTTTCTACGGGAGAACCCTCCTTTATTACAGATGAGTCAAACTTTTATATTGGAATTAATACTCTTGGGGGGGATAATAGATTCTTTGGTTCTTCCAGATATTGGAGAAAGGAATCTACAACTATTGGCGGTGGGATCAATCTTTTTGGAACACATGATGTAGGAGTAAGTGGAACATCAATCACTCTTGCTGCACCAGCTTCTGTCGGGACTGCGGTAACTTACACTTTTCCAGCAGGTAATGGTCCAGCATCCTCTGTTTTAACTAATGACGGAAGTGGAACTTTAAGTTGGTCAAGTGGTTCTTCTGACCCAGTTTTTACAGGTATTGCTACATTTAGTACTACATTACTTGATATCAATAGTGATGTAGATATTTCTGGTATTACTACAGTTTCTAATGTTACTGATAATACTTTGGGTAATGAGAACACTGGATCTCTTCAACTTGATGGTGGTATGGGTATTGCAAAAAACCTCACCGTTAAGCAAAATCTTCATGTTGGTGGATATGCAGAGTTTGTAGGAGTTGTAACATTTAAGGGTGGCACAATTAATATTGGTGATGCTAATACTGACGATATTAATGTTGGTGGTGAATTTATTTCAAGTCTTGTACCAAATACTGATGATGCTCATGATTTAGGTAATAATGGGCAGAGATGGAGAAATCTTAATGTAGTAAGTGTTGCTACTACAAATATTAATGTTACTGGAGTATCAACTTTTGTTGGTATTGCAACATTCACTTCAAGTAATGTTTTTATTAATAACCAACTTTTTGTTGGTGGACTTGCTGTTACTGGTGGTGCTTCAATTGGTCTAGATATTACAACCAGAAACCTTTTAGCAACTGGTATTTCAACCTTTACTGGACTTATTGATGCCAACGGTGGTCTTGATGTTACTGGACATACTGTATTAAACAATACTCTTGCAGTAACTGGTGTCTCCACCTTTACTGGCGCAATTGATGCAAATGGTGGTGCTGATATTTCTGGAGGAGAAACAGTTCTTTCTTCGGCAACTGTAAGTGATTTAACTGCTTCTCGAATTGTTCTTGCAGGAACTTCAGGGTCTCTTGTAGATGATTCTAGTTTAACTTTCACTGATGCTGCTGGACTTATAGTTGCAAATAGTGGTATTAATGTTACTGGTGTTTCTACTTTCTCTACAGATCTAGTTGTTGGTGGTGACTTGCAGGTTACCGGAAATGATATTAAATCTAGCACTGGGGCAGTCGCAATTACACTTGCAGGTAATGATGTAACTGTTGCTGATGACTTAACAGTTAGTGGTAATCTTTATGTAAATGGTAGTACTACTCAAGTTAATACCACTGCACTTACAGTAGAAGACAGAACCATTGATTTGGGCATTGTAAATGGTGCTACTCCTGCTGGAGCAACTACTTGGGACTTAGGTATCCTATTTAATTATTTTGCAACGACTGCAAAGAAATCTGCCGTTATTTGGGAACATGGTGATTCGAGATTTAAGTTTGCAAGTGTTCTTAGTGCAGATACTGATGGTACAACTGTTGATACTCCACAACTTACTGTCACTACATTTGCTCCTATTGAAGTAGGTGAACTGTGGGTTAACAGTGCCTGTACTGGAGGAACACAACAAATCATTGGGTGTGTGAGTAGTGAACTTCAACTTCAAAATATTGTAGTAGATGGTGGAACGTTCTGATAATATAAAAAACAATAAATAAGAGGAGCCAATCTCCTCTTATCTATGTCCGAAGATGACTTAAAGGCGATAATATCTACATATCAACAAAAATGTTTTGAATTTTTTAATTCTAATGTTGTAATGGAAACGCAAATTAATGGATTAAAAAGATCTATAGAAATTTTATCCGCAGAAAACGATAAATTAAAGGCAACAAAATCTAGAAGAAAAGATGCTGATGACTTTACATAAATATAAAAAAAAGTAATCATAAATGTCAAAGCCATCTTCACGACAAGAACTTGTTGATTATTGTCTTAGACGACTAGGTGCTCCTGTATTAGAAATTAATGTTGATGACGATCAAATTGATGATCTGGTAGATGATGCTTTACAATTTTTTCAAGAACGCCATTTTGATGGAATTGAAAAAATGTATCTTAAATATAAACTTACTCAGCAAGATATTGATAGAGGGCAGGGTAAAAAAGTATCAAATCCTATTGGCATTGTATCCACTACAAGTCCAAGTGTATCGATTCCGGGAATGGGGTCTACAACTTTTACATTTGAGGAGGACAGTAATTATATTCAAGTTCCTGATAGTGTAATTGGAATTGATGGTGTGTTCAAAGTTGACACTAGTGGTCTTTCTGCTGGTATGTTTAATGTGGCATATCAAATTTTCTTGAATGATGTTTATAATTTTACTGCCATAGAACTTCTCAATTATAGCATGGTTAAATCATATTTGGAAACTATTAATTATTTAATTAACACGGATAAGAGTATTAGGTATACTAAAAGACAGAACAGGTTGTATATTGATACCAATTGGGGAGGACTTGTCGTTGGGGATTATCTTGTAATTAGTTGTTACAGAATTTTAGACCCAAATGATTTTCCAAAAGTTTATAATGACTCATTTTTGAAAATGTATTTAACTTCTTTAGTTAAGAAGCAATGGGGACAAAATTTAATTAAATTTCAGGGAGTTAAACTTCCTGGAGGAATTGAACTTAATGGAAGGCAATTATATCAAGATGCCATTACAGAACTTGACGATATTAAATCAAGAATGCGAAATGAGTATGAGATGCCCGCTTTAGACATGATTGGTTAGTAATATGGTATTAAATTCATTTTTTTTACAAGGAAGTAGTTCTGAACAGAATTTAGTTCAACAACTAATAAACGAACAACTTAGAATTTATGGCGTAGAAATAATCTATATGCCAAGAAAATTTATTTCAGAAAAAACAATAATAAAAGAAAATATTCTTTCCACATTTGATGAAAGTTATGCATTAGAAGCATATATTAAAAACTATACTGGATTTGGGGGAGGAGGTGATATTCTCACAAAATTTGGAATTCAATCAAAGGATGAATTAAATTTAATTATTTCAAAAGAAAGATTTGAAGATTTTATTTCCCCATTTATGATTGATGGTGATGGTAATGTAATAGATGAGTTTAAACTTGCAACTAGACCCAAAGAAGGAGATTTAATATATTTCCCACTATCTGATACTATTTTTGAAATCAAGTTTGTCGAATTTGAGGTTGAATTTTATCAACTTAATAAATTATATGTTTATGAATTGATATGTGAGGTATTTGAATATGAAGATGAAATTATAGATACCGGCATATCCAATCTTGATGACAACTTTGCTGAGGAAGGTTATTCAGTCAAATTAACTTTGGTTGGAATTGGGCAAACGGCGACTGCCATAACAACTTTAAGGACTGGTACGATTTCAAATATCACATTAACAAATGACGGATTTGGGTATAGAAGCACTCCCACTGTAGCAATTGGAGCTGCTCCATCAGGGGGAAGTTCGGCATCAGCAATTGCAATTATGAGAGAAGGTACTACTGGGACATTCTCAATTAATAGATTGGAAATTACGAATCCTGGAGCAGGATATACTACATCCCCATTAATTAGATTCATTGGTGGTGGTGGATCTGGTGCTGCGGCAACAGTTGGAATTGTAACAACTGGAGGAGTTGGAATTGTTACTATAAGTTCTAGTGGATCTAACTATGTATTACCTCCTTCTGTTACATTTACTGCAGCACCCCCTGGCGGAGTAACAGCAATTGGAACAGCAATTGTAAGTGCTGGTGGCACAATTAACAGTATTAGAATTACAAATCCAGGACTTGGGTACACTGCAATCCCATCTATCACAATTGGAAATCCCTCTGGTGTTGGCACTGGAAATTTTGTACTCAACGAATTGGTTGTTGGTGCTGCATCATCTACTTCTGGAATTGTAAAAACCTGGGATGCTGACACTCGTATTCTGAAAGTAAATAATGTAACTGGAACCTTTAGGTTGGGTGAAATTGTGGTGGGATCTGCAACAACATTTACTAATGTTGGTATTGGGACAACTGGAGTATATGTAATTTCTAAAATTGAAAAAATGACAGATACTGATATAGATGCATTCGAAAATTTTGATCAAAACAAAGAAATTCAAGATGCCGCAGACTTAATTATAGATAGTACAGAAAGAAATCCATTTGGGTATTACTAATGTTAGGGACTTATTTTTATCACGAAATTATTAGAAAAAACGTTATTGGTTTTGGAAATCTTTTTAATGAAATCTATATTACTCATCAAGATTCATCAGGAAATCAAAAAAGTGAAATATTAGTTCCTATTGCATATGGACCTATTCAGAAATTTTTAGCAAGAATTGAACAACAACCAGATAACAAAAAGCAGTCACTGACTCTACCAAGAATGTCCTTCGAAATGAATAGTATTCAGTATGATTCAACAAGAAAGGGATCTCCCGTTCAAACATTTAAATCAGTTAATTTAGAAAATAATAATATAGTAAACAAAGCATTTATGCCTGTACCATATAATCTGGGGTTTCAACTTAATATCTTTTCAAAACTTCAAGACGATGCATTGCAAATTGTTGAGCAAATTATTCCTTTTTTCCAACCAGCGTTTAATATTACTATTGATTTAGTGTCTTCAATTGGTGAAAAAAGAGATACTCCTGTAGTGTTGAATAGTATTACTTTTAAAGATGATTATGAGGGAGATTATTCGAATAGGCGATATCTATTATATACGTTAAATTTTACAAGTAAAACTAACTTCTTCGGACCTGTGGTAGATAACACTAATGTGTTAATTAAAAAGGTTAAAGTTAACTTCTTTAGTAATACTGATAGAAATGTTGCTAAGCGTGAAGTTCGATATACTCTTACTCCTAGAGCAACTAAAGATTATAATGATGATAACACTACAACATTAGTGGAGAATATTAATACCAAAGTCAATGAATTTGAAGTTCTTGACTCAAGTACATTTACAACTGATACATATATTAGAATTGATAATGAAAGTATGCAAATTAAATCTATAAGTGGAAATGTTATTACAGTTTATAGGGCAGTTGATGGTAGCACATTAGAAGATCATTTAGCAAATGCATCTATTGATATTATCAATTCTCAAGATGACGATTTAATTTTACTTGAAGATGCATTTACTGATGATTTTGGATTCAATGAAACTGTTGAGTTCTTTAACGATGGTGGAAAAACTTATAGTCCTTCACTAGGACAGGATGTATAATACTTATGGATAGTTATGATAAAATTTCAGATTCATTAAATGTAGAAACTCAAATTATAAAAAAATCTGAGTTAAATTCTATTGTTCAAAGATCAACTTCATCTGAGGATGCCGAAAAAGATTATTCTTATAGTAGAGCCCAATTGTATAGTTTAATTGAAAAGGGTCAAGAAGCAGTTGATGGGATACTTGATGTTGCTGCAAGTTCAGATCATCCTCGGGCATACGAAGTTGCTGGACAATTGATTAAAAATGTTGCGGATGTTGCAGATAAATTAGCAGATCTTCATAAAAAAATGAAAGACCTTAATGATACATATCATGGACCACAGACCGTAACTAATAATGCATTATATGTTGGATCTACAGCAGAATTACTAAAACTTATAAAACAGGAAAAAGAAACATCAATACCAATAAAAGACTTAGAATAGAATAAATATAAAAAGAAGGTATAAAATAATGTCTCGCACCTTCAATACAAAATCTCGTGAGTGTTGGAACAAACCAATACATCAAATACTTAAAGCAATAGATAACCACACCCGTCTTCATTTGGAGACGGGTAATTTTTGGCATGAAGAGCAGGCACAGATACTTAGAACATACGTTAAAGAATTAAAAGTTTTTATACATAAAGAAGAAGGGTGGAATGACTGATTGATGATTAACTTTGGAAAAAAGAAACCAGACATAAAACAGTATGCTATAATTGCAGTTGTATTGTCAACTGTAGTTGTTACCCTGTCGCAATGTACTGGTATGTCTCAAACTGGATTGTGGGATATACTTGACGAGATACAAAGAAAATATTTTCCACAAACTATTCTTAATGATTTTATCGTTAAGGATGATGAGAAACTCAAAAGAAGAATTGGACGAGATGTTGATAGAGCTATAGATAATTACTGGAGACAAACTGGAGAAAAACCAGTAGAGATCCCTGCTCCAATATTCTCAGAAAAAGATATAGATAAAACCGTATGCCACACCAAAGAATGCCAATCACTTGGTGGTGAAATACGGTTATGTTTTCCTTGGGTGGATACTTGTCCTAATATTACTCTCAGGGAGTAACATCTTTTGCGCCCTTTGCCTTCAGTTGACCTTGAACTTGTAAAAGAATAAGTGAAAGAATACCGTTTGATTTGACTTTTGGATTTGCTCCAAGTGCTTCGGAAACTGCAAAAAGTACAGTTGCGATAAGTGCTTGGTTGGCAAGTGCCCAGGCGATTAGAGCTGACATTATAATCTCATGTAAAGAGTTTCATTTATATTTATATTATAAATAAGTTTATAAATTACCATTCAAAATGAAAGAAGATTGTGGATGTTCTCATGCAAAACCAATTGCAAGAAAACCAGAACAACCTGCTAAAAAGAAACTCAGAAAGGTGAATGAAGAAGGTCTTCGTGCCTGGTTTGGCAACTCTAAATCAAAGGATGGGAAGTCTGGTTGGGTGAATGTTGTAACTGGGGGAACTTGTGCTAGTGATGAGCCAGGAGAGGGAACACCTAAATGCGTCTCATCCTCAAAAAGAGCAAGTATGACAAAAGCTCAAAGACTTTCTGCATCGGCAAGAAAGAAATCAGCAGATCCAGGACAACAAGGAAAATCTGGTGCTGCAAAACCAACTTACGTTTCAACAGATAAATCAAAAATGAACGAAGAATCTGACAAGAAAGGAAAAGGTAGTGGCACAAAAGATGCATGTTATACTAAAGTAAAATCTCGTTACAGTGTTTGGCCGAGTGCATACGCTTCGGGAGCACTTGTAAAATGTCGTAAAGTTGGTGCTGCAAATTGGGGGAATAAATCTGAATCTATAAATTCAGATATGGTAGAAAAAATAGTAGAAGCATGTTGGAAAAGTTATATTCAAAAAGGTCTCAAAAAAAAGGGGAACAGAATGGTTCCAAATTGTGTACCTAAAGGGAGTGTGGAGGAAGCATGTTGGGCAGGGTATGAAAAAAAAGGAATGAAAAAAATGTTTGGTAAAAAATATCCAAACTGTGTTAAAAAAATAACTGAACAACCTAGTTTTGAAGTTGGGGGTAAAAAAACAACTGGTATGGGAGGAATGACACCAGGAGATGTTGAACGTCTAAAACTAGGAAATCCTGGTGCTGTTGAAAAAATAGATGGTAAATATAAAGAAATTAGAAGAGGGATCAATTTACCACTTGCTAAAAAAGAGAACAAAGGAACTCAATTAGCACATTACGAACCAAAAGGGAATCAAATTGATGAGCTTTCACTTCCGGGAACTGGGACAGTAATTGCACCACGTACTATTGGTGCAGTTACTTCTCCAATGGTGCAAAAAAAAGTATTAGGAATAAATGTCGGAAATCCAACATTAGTAAAAACAAGTATTCCATCTAAATTTGGTCCAATACCTTCATATACTCCGCAACAGGCAAATAGATATAATGCACAGCCAAATCGTCCTAGTACATTAAAACCTGATAGCTATAGTACTGGTTATTCTAGTGTTGCAAAACCAACCAATACATCTTCGGCACCTAAACCACAAACTGCATCTACTGCATCTTCTGCACCAAGACCAACCCCATCACAAGCACTGGAAACTGGTTTGAAAGGTGTTCCTATTCTTGGTAATGTTGCAAGGATTGCAAATAATATGGATAAACGAAATAGGGAAGTTGAACGTCAGGCAGCACAATATAATTCATATGAACCAGAAGGGACTCAAATTGATGAGGCACCAAAAACAATTTACAGTGTAGGTCAAACTTACTCAGTTGTTTTAAATTGGAGAACCAAAGTAATTAATATTAAATTTTTCTTTCCTACACAACAAAGACCTACCAAAGAAGAAGTTCAAGCAGCAATAGATAAAATTTATCCTGGTGCAGTTCTTTACATGTATACCCCAGCAATTAATGACCCAACAAAACCATTCATTTTTGCAAATGAAGATAGTGTATGTGATGAATCTGTAATTGAAACCTATATTAATAAGAGAAAAAAATTGAACATTGCTGAAACTGCGGCATGGCAAAGAAAGGAAGGAAAGAATCCTGAGGGTGGTTTAAATAAAACCGGAATTGCTTCTTACAGAAGAGAAAATCCTGGATCAAAACTCTCAATGGCAGTAACAACCCCACCATCAAAATTAAAACCTGGATCAAAATCCGCAAATAGAAGAAAGTCATTCTGTGCTCGCATGGGAGGCGTTGATGGTCCCATGGAGGACGATAAGGGCCACCCAACTAGAAAGGCGCTGGCGCTTCGTAAATGGAATTGTTAATTGAGTAAATTACTATGAGAAATGATGATCTATACTTAGGTAATCCGTTATTAAAAAGGTCAAATGTAGACATTGAGTTTACTCCTGAACAAATTCAAGAATTTGTAAAGTGTCAAGAAGATCCAATTTATTTTACTAAAAAATATATAAAAATTGTTTCTCTTGATGAGGGATTAGTTTCTTTTGACATATACCCATTTCAAGAAAAATTAATCAATAATTTTCATAACAATAGATTTAATATCTGTAAGATGCCCCGACAGTCGGGAAAATCAACTACAGTGGTTTCATATCTTTTACATTATGTGGTTTTTAATGATAATGTAAATGTGGGTATTCTTGCAAACAAGGCGTCTACTGCAAAAGATCTTCTTGGTAGATTACAAAAATCTTATGAAAATCTTCCCAAATGGATGCAACAAGGTGTCCAAGTATGGAACAAAGCATCCCTAGAATTAGAAAACGGTTCTAAAATTATTGCCGCATCTACATCTGCATCCGCAGTTCGTGGTATGTCATTTAATATTATCTTCTTGGATGAATTTGCGTTTATTCCAAATCATATTGCAGATGAATTTTTTAGTTCAGTATATCCTACAATTTCCTCAGGTAAGACAACTAAAGTAGTTATTGTATCTACCCCAAAGGGTATGAATCACTTTTACCGATTGTGGCATGATTCTGAAAGAGGGAGAAATGAATATATTCCCACAGAAGTTCATTGGTCAGAGGTTCCAGGGCGTGATGCAACATGGAAAGCGCAAACTATTGCAAATACGTCGGCACAACAGTTTCAACAAGAATTCGAATGTGATTTTCTTGGATCATCAGATACTCTAATTTCTAGCTCTAAATTAAAATCTCTCACATTCGAAGATCCTATTAAGAAAAATAAAGGACTCGATATTTACGATGAGCCAAAAGAAGACAGAAGTTACTTCATTACAGTTGATGTAGCAAGAGGAACAGAGAATGATTATTCGGCATTTGTCATTTTTGATATTACAGAATTTCCTTGGAAAATTGTTGGCAAATATAAAAACAATCAAATTAAACCAATGCTCTTCCCAAGCATTATTAATGAAGTTGCAAATGCATATAATAAATCATATGTTCTTGTTGAAATAAATGATATTGGAGAGCAAGTATCAAATATTCTTCATTTTGATTTGGAATATGATAATGTTTTAATGTGTGCTATGCGTGGTAGAGCAGGACAAATCGTTGGTCAAGGATTCTCTGGTAGTAAATCTCAACTTGGAATTAAAATGTCTAAGACTGTTAAAAAAATTGGATGTTCCAATTTAAAAACTTTGATCGAAGATGATAAATTAATTTTTAGTGATTATGATATTATTTCAGAACTTACCACATTTATTCAAAGAAATCAATCATTTGAAGCTGAACAGGGAGCGAATGATGATTTGGCAATGTGTCTTGTGATATTTGCTTGGTTAGTTGTTCAACCATATTTTAAGGAGATGACTGACAATGATGTGCGTAAACGAATATATGATGAGCAAAAGAATCAGATTGATCAAGATATGGCACCATTTGGTTTTATTTTAGATGGATTGGATGATGATGTTGTTATTGTAGATAAACATACTGGAGATAGATGGGTATCTGCTAAACCAAATGATTGGAATGTAGATGAATATGGAGATCGCAGTTATATGTGGGACTATGTTTAAACATATTATTTTATAAATAATTTTAGAGCAATGATGATTCATCAGAGGGATTAAAATGCCGATAGGGTTAGTATCGCCTGGAACAAAGGTTAGAGAAGTTGATTTAACGCAAGGACGCATTGATAGTGTAACTACTACCACAGGAGCTATCGCAGCGCCCTTTGCAAGGGGTCCAGTAGAAGAACCTACACTTATTGATAATGAGAAAAAATTAATTGATATTTTTGGGAAGCCATCAGAAAATGATAACCAATATGAGTATTGGTTATCTGCGTCAAACTATTTGACTTATGGCGGAATTTTACAAGTAGTTAGAGTTAATGATGCTAACTTAAACAATGCCAACGTTGGTATTGCAGTAACATCAGTAACTTTATCAATAAAAAATTATGATGATTACCAAAGTAATTATACTACTGCGGGTACTTGGTATTGGGCAGCAAAAGATCCTGGGTCTTGGGCCAACGGAATTAAAGTTTGTGTAGTTGATTCATTAGCAGATCAGATTATTAGTGGAGTTAACACCTCCAACGCTAATATTGTAGTGGGAGCTGCAATCACTCAAGCAAATACTACTGTTGTTGCGGGAGTAGGAACAACATCAGTACTTACCGGATTTCTAAAAGGAATTGTTACTGAAATAGGTGCATCTAATGTATCAGTAAAAATTGTAAGTCAAGTATCATCGGGGAATACAGAAACTGCAGTTACGTATTCAGAAAATGGTGCGTATGCATTTACCGCAAGTACTTTAAATATTGGATCCACTGTATTTCCAGCTGTTAATTTCTTAACAACCACTATTAGCGATACTGTTGCTATTGGCTCTACCATTATTTTTGTTACCAGTACCACTGGAGTTTCCGTAGGAAGTTCAATCAGTGTTGTTGGTCCTGGAACAATGACAACACTACCTGTGGTATCTGTTGGAGCTACTTTTGTCCAAATCGGAGCAGCATCTACTGTTGGTTCTGTTCTTGGTATTGGTACAGCGGTTACCTTCAGTAATATTGGAGTTGGATCACAGTTTAGTGCAACCTCAGTAACAGATTGGTACAATGAGCAATCGTTAAACTTAGTAAACTCAAATATCTTCTGGAAAGAAGTTGCTGAAAAACCAAAAACTAGCAATTTTGCCCGAGAAAGAAATTCGAAGAATGATGAATTTCATGTTGTTGTAGTTGATGACAATGGAACTATTTCTGGAACTCCAGGAACTATTCTTGAAAAATTTGTTGGTCTTTCAAAAGCAAAAGACGCAACATCATCAACTTCAGGACCAATCTATTATAAAGATTTTGTAGCAGATAACTCAGCATACATATATGCTGGAGATTCTGAGTTAGGCAATCCAACAGGATTTAGTTCTGGTATTACGACTATAACTACTGCGGCGGGACAAGCAGGATTAAACGCTCAAAGCGTAACATTCCATGCTTCAGGAGCACAAACTTTTGCTCTCACTGGTGGCAATAACTATGCTGCTAATGATTCTGCTAATCCAAGATTTGAAACAACTTTAGGTGATTTAATTGCTGGATATGATTTATTTTTAAATAAAAGAGAATATCCAATTAATTTCCTAATTCAAGGTCCTGGATTTGGTAGTAAGGAACAAACTCAAGCCAAAGCGAACAAACTAATTCAAATTGCTGAAGCAAGAAAAGATTGTATTGCGTGTATTTCCCCACAGAGATCTGCAGTTCTTGTTGATCCTGGTGCTGGTGGTTCATCTCCATCTCCAATTGCAAATATCTCAACTCAAACTACAAATGTAATTTCATTCTTTGATGCCCTATCTTCATCTTCATATGCTGTGTTTGATAGTGGTTATAAGTACCAGTATGATAGATTCTCTAATAAATTTAGATACATTCCACTGAATGCTGACATTGCTGGGTGTATGGCAAGAACTGGAATCACTGATTTCACTTGGTTCTCTCCTGCTGGCATAAGAAGAGGCGTCATTAATAATGCAGTTAAACTTGCATACAACCCAGGCCAAACTGAAAGGGATCTTCTTTATCCTAAAAGAATCAACCCTGTGGTGTTTACACCTGGATCTGGAATTATTTTATTTGGTGATAAGACTGGACTTACAGTAGGATCTGCATTTGATAGAATCAATGTTCGTAGACTATTCATTACCATTGAAGATTCAATTGAAAGGGCATCAAGAGCATCACTATTTGAATTTAATGATGCTCTTACCAGAACCAATTTTGTTAATATTGTTGAACCATTTCTCCGTGATGTTAAAGCAAAACGTGGAATTCAAGATTTCATCGTGATTTGCGATGAAACTAACAACACTCCAACTGTGATTGACGCCAATGAGTTTATAGCAGAAATTTATGTCAAGCCTGCTCGTAGTATTAATTTCATTGGACTTACCTTCGTTGCTACCAGAACTGGGGTATCATTCGAAGAAATCATTGGAAGAGTTTAAATTATAAATTAACCTATAAACATCGGAGAACAAAATGGCATCTTTTCAACAAGTTCCAAATACTGGGGGCGAGGGTAGATTCCTCGACAACTTTAAAGGTAGATTAAGTGGAGGAGGAGTTCGCGCTAATTTATTTGAATGCGAAATTGCTTTCCCAGATATCGTTATTCCTAGTGGAGTTTCAGAGTCTACCTTGACAGATAGAATTAAATTTTTAGCAAAATCGGCAGCACTTCCAGCATCAACAATTGCTCCAATTTCTGTTCCTTTTAGAGGAAGAGAACTTAAAATTGCTGGGGATAGAACATTTGATCCTTGGTCTATCACTGTAATTAATGATACGGACTTCATTATTAGAGGTGCATTTGAAAGATGGATTAACTTTATGAGTAAAAGTTTGGACAATGCTGGTGAAGTAAATCCAGCAAATTATCAACGCGATGCCTGGGTGTATCAACTTGGACGCGCTCCAATGCAAACTGCCATTGATAGTGGGGAAATTATTCCGGTACTTAGAGCATATCACATGTATGGATTATTCCCAACTAATGTTTCCGCAATTCCACTTTCCTATGCTGATAACAGCAGTATTGAAGAATTTACTGTGGATCTTCAAGTGCAATATTGGGAAGCATATGATGGAAACAGAAACGTCCAAGTACGGTAGTGATAAATAGTTAGACACTAACTATTCAAATCTTATAATATGGCTGGATTATTTGGATTTTCTATAACTGATTCTACCCCTAAACCTAAAAAACAAATCAGTCCTGTTGCTCAATCAAATGAGGATGGGGCTGATTATTATGTTAGTAGTGGGTTTTATGGTCAGTATGTGGACATTGAAGGTGTCTACAAAAGTGAATATGACTTATTGAAAAGATATCGTGAAATGGCATTGCATCCAGAATGTGATCGTGCTATTGAGGACGTTGTTAGTGAAGCAATCGTTGCAGACCTAAATGATTCTCCAGTTCAAATTGAATTATCAAATCTTCCAATTAGTGAAGATATAAAATCAATCATCAGGAGCGAGTTTCAATATATCAAAGATCTTATGGACTTTGATAAAAAATGCCATGAGATTTTTAGAAATTGGTATGTAGATGGCAGACTTTATTATCACAAGGTTATTGATCTCGATAATCCTCAAGAAGGAATAAAGGAAATTAGATATATTGACGCTATGAAAATTAGGTTCATTCGTGAACTTAAGAAGAAAGATGGATACGCATCTACGGTTAATATTTCAAATACCTCGTCCATTAATAATATTTTTGGAAAAACAGATGCTACATCTTTCGATTTTCCTGATATTGAAGAGTATTTTGTTTATACTCCTACGTTGACTGGGTATTCTTCGTCGTCGGCAGGAAACTCTGGTGGTGGAGGTTACGGAAAAGGTGTTAAAATTGCTAAAGACGCAATTGCTTATGTAAGTTCTGGTCTTGTAGATCGAAACAAACAGAATGTTCTGTCATATTTACATAAATCAATTAAGGCACTCAATCAACTTCGTATGATTGAAGATAGTCTTGTAATTTATAGAATGTCTCGTGCTCCAGAAAGAAGAATTTTCTATATCGATGTAGGTAATCTTCCTAAAGTAAAGGCGGAACAATATCTAAAAGAAGTGATGTCTCGCTATCGTAATAAGTTAGTTTACGATGCTAATACTGGAGAAATTCGTGATGACAAAAAGCATATGAGTATGCTTGAAGATTTCTGGTTGCCACGTAGAGAGGGTGGTCGTGGGACAGAAATCACTACACTTCCTGGGGGACAGAATCTAGGAGAACTTGCTGACGTTGAATACTTCCAAAAGAAACTATATCGTGCATTAGGAATTCCAGAATCTAGAATTGGTGCAGACAGCGGGTTTAATCTTGGAAGATCTTCAGAAATTCTTAGAGATGAAATTCAATTCTCAAGATTTGTTGGAAGATTGAGAAAAAGATTTAGTGCTCTTTTTCATGATATGCTAAGAACTCAGTTAATTCTAAAAAATATTATTACTCCCGAAGAATGGGAGCAAATGAGTGATCATATTCAATATGATTACTTGTATGATAATCATTTTGCAGAATTAAAACAAAATGAATTGTTAGGCGAAAGAATAAATCTTCTCCCATTAATGGAACCATATATTGGTAAATATTATTCTATGGATTATATTCGTAGAAATGTTTTACATCAAACAGATCAAGAAATTGTTGAAATGGATCAACGAATGGAATATGAAAAATCTATTGGTCTCATACCACCACCTGCACCAGAGATTGATACAGCAACTGGCATGACCATGGATTATGTTAAGGATACTGGATCTAAACTGATTAAGAAAACTCAATCTCAAAATGCAAAAGATCTTGAGATTGGATTAGGAAAGGGAACAAAGGATCCAGATACTGATAAATCGGGAAAAGCAACTGAGGCACCTGAGATTAAAAAAACCAAAGCAGAAAAATTATAAATAATTAAAAACTATGAATTTTATGGAAACTTCTGAATTTATTGATATGATTATGTCGGATGCATCACCTAATGATCTTTCAAACAATATTAAACAAATGTTGTTTGATAAATCTGTGAGTATGATTGATGAAATCCGCCCCTATGTTGCGGCACAAATGTTTGACCCATCACAACTAGAGGTAGACGAAGAGTAATGGCACATAAAACAGTAGGAACAGGAACTACGGTTGCAATTTTAGCAGGGGCTGGATCAACATCTATTCCCATTTCATTACAAACTGGATTTTTAAGAATTGCAACCTCAGTTGCATCTCATGTTGGAATTGCATCTACAGCAACTGCAACAGCATCCAGAAATGATTATTTTGTTCCGACATCTGATGTTGCAATTTTAAAAGACAGAGTTGCATCAAATCAAGTGAGTGCTGCAACCACAGGCGCATCAACTGTTTATACTTTCAGTGGAAACGCTGGAAATCCATTTCTCGTTGGTGATTTTGTAACAGTTACTGGATCTTCGGTTGCTAATTATAACTGTAGTCACAAATTGATTACGACATTAAATGCAACTCCAGGTTCAGAATCAATTACAGTTTCATTCGATACTTCTGCAGCTGCAGCGTTTACTGGAAATGCTGATGCAAGAAGATCTGTGGTAGTTAATACTTTTGGAAATTCATCTGGTTATGCACAAATTTCACAAGTTCAAATCACCTCCCAGGCATAATCATGAAACTAATCACAGAACAGATTGAATCTATTAAAGTAATTAAGGAAGAAAAAAACGGTAAAACTAATTTGTATATTACTGGACCATTTCTTCAAGCTGAAGTTACAAATAGAAATGGTCGTTGTTATCCCTTTCCAATTTTAGAAAGAGAAGTTAAAAAGTATACTGATAAGTATATAACCTGTGGTAGAGCATTGGGAGAGTTGGGTCATCCAGATGGACCTACTGTAAATTTGGATCGCGTGTCTCACATGATTACAAGTTTAAAATCTGAGGGCAATAACTTCATTGGTAAAGCAAAAATTCTTGATACCCCAATGGGAAATATTGCTAAATCTCTTCTTGACGAGGGAGTGAAACTTGGCGTTTCATCTAGAGGTGTCGGATCTCTTATTGAACG